GATGAAATAGACGCATTATACAAATCAAACAAAGGACATAGTGTATTAATCAATGATTGTGAATATGAGCGCAATCCATTTGATTACATCAAGGTTAAGGATATAAATTGTAAATGCGATAGAAAAATACTTTATGAACAAATATTTGGTGACATAACTGAACAAAATGATGAAATAATGGCATATAAATCTTGTAAGCATACTATATATGCCGCAGCAAAACGACAGATGAAAATGGCACCAACACCAGATCCAGCTGTAGCTGATGATTTTGTTGAGTATGCTAAACAAATCATTAACAATGAGGTAGGTGAATATTTAAACCATTTTGAATACTCATATCAACAATGGTATAATCACCTTGATTTGACTAAACAATATGATATGGATATGGTGGCTAAGTACTTTTCACATAACATAGACGATATTCCTCGTGATATGTTAAAACGAATTAAAAATTCACATTATCAAGGAATTTGTAAGGTTGAACTACAAAATATTGACGGTAAGCCAAGAATGGTATGTTCAATACCTTTACAAACTAAATTTATTATGGGACCTATTTGTTGGGCTTTGGAAGAAATATTCCAAGATCACTTTCACGGTTATTGTGGTGGTAAAAACTTAACTGAAATGGCCAATAAAATTAATAATTATGCAGCGTTAGGTTTTACCAAAGTTGTTGAAGGTGACGGTAGTGCCTTTGATAACACACAAGATATCTCTTTGAAACGTGTTGATCAGTATATTTATTCATTGGTAAAACAACATGTTTATCATGTTGATAAAGACTTATTTTATAATACTGCAACACAATTATATAAGACCATGGATGTTGTTGCAAGAGATACGGACACCAAAAGACAACATAAATTATTCACCTATTCAATACTGGGTTCAGTATTTTCAGGTGATGCTCATACTACATTGTGTAATACTGTCCGTATGGCCTTATATAATAGATATGTTAATGACAAAGCCGGTTTGGTTTTTGGCAAAGATTATATCTGTTTTTCAAAGGGAGATGACTTTACAGTAATGTACAAGCCATACGTGAAAGATGATTTCATAAATCAAGCATATTATAAGTATTTCGTTAAAGCTCAAAAAGATGTAAGTTTACCTGATACCAGAGTTTTTGGATTAGGTCAAGTTTTAAAAATGCTTGATTTTGGTGGATTATCTAGTATCAAGTTTTGTTCGTTACGTGCTTGGTATAAAAATG